AAATTTTTTAATCTTTCAATTCGAGCATCGAAACTGGGCTAAAACCCCTGCTTATTACCTCTGAAGAAATTCAAGTTGTAGAAAATAAGATCGATGGCCAATTCGACGATACTAACGTTTAATACGGACTATTTGCCGATTGTCCTTTCAGAGGGCAAAACTCTATGGAAGGATGCCCTCCCGCAGTCTTTCAACGTAACAGACCCATTGAACCCCCATGGGAGCATACCAGATTTGGCCGGGGACGCTGGGGACGGTGTCGTATGTGACGAGCGAGAACCTTGCTCGTTGAATTTTGAATCGGGTGTAGAGTCGGAGCCGGAAGCGGTGGCGCGGTGGTTCCAGCGTCCGGAGACGAAAGAGGCGTTGCACGGTGACAATCGTAGGGCTAGGACGCAGTACTACGATGATAGAACGATGATACTCGGGGCTTTTAATGGTGCCGTGGTGGACACGATGGTTTTGGGTCGTGTGTGGCGTATGGATTGGGCGCATGAGTCGATGCCGTTGACCGTCACGTTCCACGAACCCCGGATAGTTTGGGGGAATCACCAAATCAGGTCGGAACCATTGTATGCGGCGGCGGCTCAGGCGGTGGCTGATACTCAGACTGCGCAATCGTGGCAAGCTGTCCAACAGGTGTACGGGCAGAGCAACATCTCGATAACGCACACGTTCCGGTCGTTGTATACGCGGTTGTATCATGGTGAGGTGAACGATGTCAGGTTCATTTTCAGGTTGGCGGTGTTGTACGTGGCTAGCGCGTACAAAGAAAACTCCGATGGCGCGAACAACTATTTGCGCATCGACGATTATAAGGCAGAAGCCATGACGGCCTTGACTGGAATCGATGAGCATATGGCAGCAATGCAGGAGGCGGGCCATGGGCGTAATTACGTGCCGTTCCGCGCAACAGGCGATGAGGACGATGACGTAATCAGTGTGTCGATCTTGCATCTGGCGACGGCTTCGTCCATCAAGGTGCCACACGCAAGTAGGAATGCCGCGGTGCTGAACTTCTGGCCCGATATTCCGTCGTTGAGCCTGATCTGGAATGCCACCAGTCAGACGGCAAGGTTGGTTAGGCAGGCAACCACGGTGCATGCATCAGACGTGTGGCGCGTCGCCGTGGATTGGTGCAGCACATTCTCGGACGTTGCCATTTTCAAAGAATGTGTTGAGTATTTGATGGTCATGGGTGTCTCACCGACAGTTGGCAATTCGCCGATTTTCATGACATCGGAGTTGGCGGTGCAATTGCCGAGCGCCAACATGTCGAAGTATGTGCTGGGCCCGTTGTTGGCCTCAAGGATGGATGCTGATGCACAGTTGAAGCATGTGTCACCAAAGTGGGAGGTGGCAATTTCGAGGGCGGTGTTCGCGGCCAAGGCCATGTCATTGTGCCATTCGGCGTGGTTTGTCCCATACGTGTTGTTGGCTGAAGACATGGGCTGGTTGGACTATAAGATGTACAACCGGCTCCAGCCTCATTATCGGGTCGGGCAGCATGGTGCAAGCATTTGGGGCACCATTAAGAAGAATCTCAATCAGTTGGGGTATTCGGGTGACCCAGGTAGGTTGTTCAGCTGCACGTATCCAAGCACACGATTCCAAGTGTACGTTGGCAACGTGCGTGTGATGCGTGAGCACTTGGTGCAGTGGGATGAGATGGCACGTCTGACGAGGACGTTGCCGAAGAGCTCGGCCATATGGGGCGAGCTGTACCCGCTGCGCATGGAAACGGCGGTCCGGCCGAAGATGTGGTTTAGACCAGGGGCAGTCTCGGGTGGCCGCAGTACTCAGGAGTGTATGTACGGTCTGCAGCGCATAGTGAGACAGTTAGACTATGCTTGGCTCGTTACGGGTGCGGGAATGGAGGTGAAGCATGTCAACATGCGGCCGGCGATGAATTATCGCGGGCAAGTGGCGGACTACCAGTTCTCCAAGTCATCGGACAAGTTCGGCAACCAGTATGAGGTGATAGCGAGGATTGATCGGATTGAGGATATCATCGCTGTCCGGGAGCCGAAGACGTTGTTGTTCAGTGTGACGTGGTGGATTCATCATGGTGACTTCACACAGAGTAAGATGACGATAGCAGATGTCATCGGGCCAGTAGAATCAGGGCCTGCGCCGAGCGCTCCGGAGCCGCCAAGGCCGAGTGTTCCGCCCACAGCGGGTCCGCATGTGGGGTCAGGACCCCCAGTCCCACCAGACGACGGTAGTGATGGAGAGTCGTTGTATGAGGATGAGGCACGTGAAGAAGTGCTGGAGTCGCGCGATCCGAGCGCGGAGAGTTACCATGCCGCGTTACCACGTGAAAAGCGGATGGACACATTGGAACGGCCGGTGTCGGTGCCAACGGCAGCGAGGTCAGCTCCACCATCTGGGAGGCTCACCACTCCACCGCTCGATCGTTCGGAGAAGGACCGTGTGTTGGAGTCTGAGCGGCCGGAACTCGGGCATGTTGCCTTTGCTATGCCCACCATGGTGCCAAAGACTGCAGTTGTTGAAATGCTCAGTTCGAGTGATGAATCTGAGCTGATTGTGCCGCGAGTTGGGAAGATGGCTGATGACATCGCCGAGAAGCGGTTGAGCAAGGGGCCGGATCCGACGAAGGTTGCATCGAAGGAAAAGGCGAGTTGGGCGGAGCAGATGGATGCTGAAGACAAACTTGAAGGACCATCGTCGGTTCCAATCAAGAGGTTGCATTCGGAAGTGCGCGATCGTGCTCACGTTGTTGCAGAGAATGTGTTGGCCTGCAAGTCAAATTGGCGCTCAACGGGCGAATGGCTGTACCAGGAAGGCTTCACATCGATGCCAGTGTCGTACGTGTCGAATGAGATTGCACGGTCCAAAGTGCCCATCGACCCGGACACACTGTCGGTGGCAGCATTGAAGAATGGTCTGGCCTTCATTCCGGTGTGTATCGAGCTGCACAACGCTTTCGTGCTCGACCCGATCGGGCGTACGTTGAAATTTCCGACAGGCATCAAGTTGGGGGATGTGGTATACGAGAAGGAATGGTGGACTGACGCCTTGGCAGCAGGGCTCATTCATCCTGACGGCAGTGCTACGAGATATGGTCCGTGGGGCGTGCGAGATGTATTGTGGGCGTGCATCAAGTCCGGTGGTTACGAGCGGTGGAGAAGTGGAGTCCGTCGCGGAATCTGGATCAGCCTGGACGAGTCGGGCAAGCATGATTCAGAAATGTGGTACATGCGAGGACAGGAAGGATTGGCAGCGTATGCCATGCATGCAGTCCAGCTGTCTGGGTCAATCGGAGCGATCATTGGCAAAGGTAAGTTCAAGCCTGTGGTTGGACCAAAGGCGAACCAGCGCTACACACCCAAGCGTGCGTACGAAGTGTACTTTGGTGAAGCACTGGGTGAGCCCAAAAAGATCGCTCCCAAGTTGCCAACAGACGTTGACTTCCCCGCGATCCCTGGATCAAATGTTTCAGTTCCAAAGGGAGTGCTTAAGTGGCAAAAAGCTCCAGCCACTGTTAAGACGTTGTCGGCCGGTTCATCGCAAGGCCAGCGGGCAGTTGCCGGTGGACGGAATGTGTTCGTGATCCAGCCGACTGGTAGAGGAGGCAACATGTGGAAGGCCGCCGGGCAGGTCACTCCGTCGGTGCAGGTCAAGGGGAATGTGCATCTGCATGCATGCTGGAATTGTGGAACCAAGTATGTGCATGAACATCCGGGTGCACGTGATGCAACCGGTAAGCTGATGGAGCCGAAAGAATTCCATCCGCAGTTCGTGGGTGATTGCCCCGCATGCGATGGGGTGCTGGCGCAGGAGCACAAGGCTGGAGAGAGAATCACGATTGAGGTGGTTGAAAACGATGACGCACCGGTGGTGATCAAAACTGGGCCAACCGCAGTCAAGGAGGCGCAGCGAGCTGATGCGGCTGAGGCGCGCAAGCAGATTGAGGCCAATAGGGGTGTGAAGAAACCGGCTGCCATAACGGTGCCAGGATCGGGTGGCCGCACACGTGAGCCAGCGGCCCCAGTGAAGTCGGCGATGAAGTCGAGCACGCAGAAGCCGGCACCACCGCCGCCGGCATCGAAAGAGAGCAAGGACGATGGTGGTTGGAAGATTGTGGCTGCCATTGGTTCATCCGATGTAGAAAGGGGAAAGAAGGCAGTGGTGATGCCGGGTGGTGAAACGAGTTCGAGTGAGAGCGGAAGTGTAGCGCACACGATCCCAGTGGAGCAAATGGTCAAGGTTGCAGCTCCTGCACCGGCATCGGCTGTTCCAGTTGAGCGTGTATATCCACGGCTCGCTGATGTGTTGGTCAAGATCAATGCGAAGAGAGCGGAAATGCGGGCAAATCCCAATGCGTGGAAGGGGCCCATGCTGCCCATTCAGGTCAACATTGATGCGTGTTCGACCAACGTGTTTGAGCTGGATTGGTTGAAGGGCATTGAAGACATTGAGCCAGGAAAGCGGAAAGGTGCACTGAAGTATGCATGGAGTACTGGCAAATGTTTGCAGGTGGCGCGGGAGTTCTCAGGTCCGGGGGCATCGGTGGTGTTGGATGCTGTGGCAGCCTTTGTCCATGCGATGGACACCAGTACTGCTGTGAACTGGCGTGAGTGGTGTGCTGAAGTGGCAGGTCGCGGTTTTGAAGATTTGTTGAACAAGCGTGGAGTCGTGCTGACCCAGGATGATGTTCAGTCGACGTTGGATTATGTGGGCACACAGAAGTATGGTGGTGTCGACATGAGCGACAAGACGACTTGGAACACATTGGCCCGTCACGGAATGAAGCAGTTTGGCAACAAGCAGATATTTGCCATGGTGAAGCGGGATCTCATGACCACGTTGGACAAGTGGGTGGAGAAGCTGCATCAGCGTGTGTTGGATGAGCTGACTGGTGGTGACACACGCCAGGTTGCGGATGCGCAGGTGGTAAGTGCGACAGACCAGAAAGGGACGGCGACGATTGAAGCGGCGGCTCAGGGTTTTGGAGAAGGCCAACAGACGCAAGGGCACCGTGCTGGAGGCCACGAGCAGGAAGGGAGTGGTGCCATTGTTCAGTCGAGGTTCATCGCCTATCCAGTGACGATCACGACTTTGGGTCATGCGCTGAGGGTTTCACGACTACAGGATGGACGTGCGGTTGCCAGGGTGGTTGTGACGCCGCATGGAGCCGGAAGCGTGATGCCACCGCCGTCGCCAACAAACACCACTGGTGGCTCATCCACGTCTGGGGAGCGCAGCCAGACCAGCTCTGCCACTGGTATGGGGGTCGGTGGCAGCGTGACTCCGATGGTCGTTGCATTTCAGGACATGAGCAGTTTAGAAGGTGGGCAGCGAGCTTGAGCGATTACCAATTCGCCAAGTACTGTTTCTGGAATCACCCAGCAATGGTAGATGAGGTGGCATTGCAGCAGTTGTGGGATGGTACGAACATAGAGGTTGATCCCGAGTTGAGGACCAGAGAAGCATTTGAAGGTGAAAGGCCTCCAGAAGTGTGGGTTGGTGGTTCCCCAATCAGATTGCATTTGGACATGTTGCAGGATGTAGTGCAGATAGACGAATGGGATAAGAACCTGGTGCGGATATCAAAAGTCGAGGAATATAAGGTGGCGAGCACGATTCTGTTGTGGCACACGATGCAGAAGGGGTTGCGTGATGAAGCAATCCGTAATGGTTGGTTCGAGCTGCCGCTGGAAGCATGGATACCAGTGTTGAAGCCCGGGATCGATTGGGCATTGAGGGCAGCAACGTTTGGTGCATATATTGGTCCAGAAGTGTACAAGCTGAGGGCGTTCTTGAATGTTACGGCACGATCGGAGACAGACGCCGACTGGGAGCAGGAGGTGAGGAATAGACGTAGCTGGGCCGTCACTAAGATGGATCCGTTGAGTGACACGCCTAAAGAGACATACGTGCGTAATCTCGAAGCATCATTGTTGCGTACAGCGCGCAAACATGTGGCTGCGACGCGCAACGGTATGCGGGAGGTTGAGACGTTGGAGAGTTGGTGGCAGGCTCGTCATCATCACACGCCCAGTGGTTCGTCTTCACAGCGGGCAGTGGCGCGTGAGATGCTCAAGGGTGATTCGAGGCTGCGGGCACAGGACAGGCCTAACAAGAAAGCGGTGGTTGAGTGCCTTGAAGAAGATTGGATACAGGGGGCTTTTGTGGAGTGGCCACACTCATCGGCGAGGTGCAGCACAAAGAATGAGCCAGGCGACAAAAATAGGGCTCTGCATGCAAATGATGATGTGAGCTATTTCGTGGAGGCGTACAACTCGGTGCATATGGAAAAGGTCATGGCATTCGAAGGGATGTATGGGAAACAGAGTCCAGCAGATGTGATGGAGTGGATGCGAGTGCATGCTGAGAGTATCGGGAAACCTAGCAAGTGGTGGTGTTCTACGGACTATAAAGACTTCAATACGGAACATCATAAAGCGGAGTTGGTGTTGTGTAATCTAGTGCGTGCTCAAGCATGGAATGAGGTTGGAGAGTTTGCGGCACGTGAAGATAAGGTGTACGGGTGTATGTGGATGGCATTTGCGCATTTCAATTCATTTCTGCGGATCAAGGAAGACAACGATCCGAAGGTGACGAATGGACTGTATACAGGTTCGCGCAACACGTTGATGGATCACAATTACATGCATAAAGGTTATGTGGATTGTGCATTGGACATGATACGAGAGAGTGGTTGGGACATCGCAATTGAGTACTTGGCCATGGTTGGTGATGATGAGGACGCATTGTTTGGGCACTGGTATGACGCTATGCTCTATACGAGTGCATTGCCGTGCATGGGACATCATGCGCAGCCAGCTAAGCAGGAAGGCGGAAGAACATGGCGAATAGTCAAAATGCCGAGGGCAGCGAATCTGGGGACGCACACGTTCTTGCAGCGTAAGATAGCGGCCGACATAGTGCCAGTGCGACCGTTGGCCAAGGTGTTGGCAACATTGGCAGGCGGCAATTGGTATGTCGATCCTGGAGTGTGGTATGACAGTGCGATTGCATCGGCGAGTGACAATTGGTGGGAATGCGTCACACGTGGCATGGACAAGTTGATGGCGCAAAAACTGTGTGCAGCTACGCTGGACAGATTGATGATAATCAAACCTGAGCAGGGCAGTGAGCATGAGGAATCGAAGTGGTTGGAGTGGTGGAACTATCGGGATCCAGAGGAACGGCATCCATTGTGGAAAGGTTCAGCTGGTAAGCCAGTCCCGCGGATAGAGATAGTAACTAAGCCTAAACCGCATCGTTCATGGCCGTCGAGAGCTACGGATGCATGGATGGCTCGGGTGCAACCAGTGTTGGACAAGTTGCGAGATGGTCGAGTGGAGATGTACAAGGATTATTTATTGAGAGAGTCGATAGGTCCGAGTTTCCATCACGAGCGTCAGAAGCAAATGCGTGAACAGTCACGAGCATTGTGGCCGGAACGCATTAAGCGGGAGTATGACTATGGGAGTGTGCCCCCGCCATCAGTGCCGGCATTGTCCCAATTGATGGATGCTTGCGGTGCGAGTTCGGTTGGGAGACGTCCAGTTGATGAGGATGAGCAAGCTGCGCTTGTTGGAGTCGACGTGTACTTGGTTAAGTTGTGTGGCGGTGCGTACAAAATAATGGATGCATTGAGACCAGATCAATGGGGCAAATATGTGGCGCTTGGAGAGAGATATACAACGGCTTACGAGTGGTGCAATCTCGATTCAAGCATCAGAGCATGGATGTCATCGTTGGGCGCATATAATTGGAAAATCCACGTGGGCATACCGAGTGTGAAGCATGAGGTGCATTTTGTTTGGATGCCAAACGCGGCAGGGAAGTCTTGGTTGGCAGGTCATTTCCCGCTGCTGATGGATTCTGATGTAGCCATATACCAGGCGTACGGATGGGGACGCAGGTATGAGCGTTATAACGCGGGAACGGGTGGACATGTGAAAGAATTGCAGGTGGCATGGACGACTGCTAGAAATGAAGGACGAAAAGCAGTGCTTACGCAATGGAGACCCAAAGATATATACGATGCATGCGAGCAACTTGGCATCTCACCAGTGGTCAAATACTTTGATCCTGGTGAGGCGATCAGGGCAGACCGGTTGCGAGAGCGTGGTTGGGAAGCAGAGAAAGTGGAAGAGTACTTGCAATACGCGAGAGTGTACAAGGAATGGTTAAGTGAAAGAGGTGGCAAGAGCTACGATAGTTGGAAGACGTTAGTTGAAGATT